GCTGTCCGCTCTGAAGTACAGAGCCTTGTTCGTTGTGTCTACTGCGATAGCGCCATCGGCTAAAGCGCCAGTGGGTTTACCTGAAGTAGTAAGGGTGATAAGACCAGCGGCACCTTCAAATGTATCGTCAGTTTTCAAAGCATTCGCTGCTGACCGATACAAGGTGACATCACCGGCACCACTGCCGGAGCCCCAAGTTAATTTGCCACCAGCATCAACTGCGATTCTGGCATTGGAATCACCAGAAACGAAGATATCTAACGCTGTCGATGCAGCGGATGCAAATGTCTGAGCAGTTATCCGCTCTAAAAACTTGGGCATAGCCTCAACTATTCCTTCTTTATATAGGCCCCGCCCCACCCCGCAGGGTAGTTAAGGGATTTGGTTACTAACCGATGACCACCACTTTATAAGCGTCGGTCGCCGGGGCCGAAGCGAATGAAACTGTCACCTGGCTGGTGGAGTTCCGTGTCACGTTGGCAAATACTGTGTCATTTGTTGATGCGTCGTAAACCTCGACTATGACGTCCATAGTCGATCTGTTGTGTGTTATAGCGAATGATGTAGCGGAGCCGTCACCGATTGTTTCGGTAACTTTTTCCATAATGCCAAGGTTTGCCCTGGCGTCTGCTGGGAGTGAAGCACCAGTACCACCGTGGGCTACTCCAACATCGGTACCTTGCCAAACACCGGAACTGATAGTGCCAAGTGTTTGAAGGCTGGAGTTGACAACCCCAGAACCAAGCGTGTTGGCACTTAAGACAGTAGTACCATTAATTTTGAAGGCATAAGTTGATGCAACATTGACATGCTGGTTGAAGTCCCAAGAGTCACTTGCGTCAGTCCAAAGGATTGTTTTGTCACTTGTGCCTTTAAGCGTGATACCGCCACCATCAGCCGAAGTGTCTGACGGGGAAGCAGTTGAACCTAACTCGATGTTTTTGTCATCGACGGTAAGTGTCGTGGAGTTCACCGTAGTGGTTGTGCCGTTGACAGTAAGGTTCCCTGTAACAGTCAGGTGTTGACCGATGGTCACATCGTCAGGAAGACCGACAACAAGGGTGCCTGACCCGTCTGTATAGGTAACCGATACTTCGTCTGCTGTACCGGAGATAAGAGCCCCGACAGTATCCTCTACGGCTTCTTGGAAATCCGTAATTTGACTATTCGGAATCGCTATGTTGACATCAGCGGCAGCAGTTAAACGACCTTGAGCGTCAACAGTGAAAGTTGGGATTGCGGTCGCACTGCCATAAGAGTTAGCGGTAACCGAAGTATCCGCAATGTTTAACGTAACGTCTCCCTGGACCCCACCTCCCGAGAGCCCCGTGCCTGCCGTGACAGATTCGATGTCGCCTTCAGCGAGGTTTATCCACGAGGTCCCGTTATAAAAGTTAAGAGTGTTGTTAGATGTGTTGTAGTACATCTGCCCTGTGACAGGGCTGGCAGGAGCACTAGCCAGATTTTCTATACGAGGCTTGATTAACTGGTTCTGATTTAGGTCTAAATTGACCAAATATTTTGGCATTCGGCAGCCCCCAAGGGTCTAAATTTTAACGATCTTCCTACTATGAAAGATACGCCTTTCCGCCGAACGATTGTGCGAAGGTAATCGTTAGTGCATTTGCACTTGTGTACGTCACGTCGCCATAGCAAACATTATCGGAAGTATCTACGACAAAAACACTAGGACGGAAACCTAAATTGTGAGTAATGGACCATGATGTAGCAGGTGTTTCCTGACTGTGCGTATAGGCGGTCTGACCAGCAATTGAAGTTTGGACATAAGCCTGTGTCGCATAGTTGTAAGACGTAACCGGGTTCACAGCAGGGGTGATGTCCGCTAAATCCATAGTCCCCGCAGTGGAATTTTGCGGGACAGCAATGTTGTATTTGTTTTGCCCAGCGCCATCGATGTTTTCAGTTACTTCATAAGTAACGCCCGTTGGTTGAGTTGTTGAGTCATCAGTAGCCGTCAACGACACACTAAAAGTTCCAGAACCATTCAAAGTGCCCGTAACTAAAGTTGGAGCAATAATTTGATCGTTCGAAGAATCAGTCATCGTTGTTGAGGCAATAAATGTGACATTGCCACTAGCAGGAGTTGAGTTATCTGCCTGCAAATAGGTACCTGTTACGGTGATAGTTGTAAAAGCCATTAGTTCGAATGCACCACGTCTAGGGTGACAGAGTGATGGCACACATCAGTATCTAATTCCACCATTCTGTTCACATCAGTAACCTTACATTGAAATACCGTTTTATCGACACCAGTTAACTCTGCGCCATCGATAGCAGCAATTACTTCTTCTATCAGCCCAACACTCTCACTAGACAATTGTTGCCAAAGGTCAACCGCCATTGTCTGTTGGCGTGCCTTGACAACCCCACCTCCTTCTAGGACTGGGACTCGGGAAATGTCACTGACAAAAGTGACAAAAGGCATTGTGATCTCATCAGGAGCGAAATCTCTATATACCTTCGTCCCAACATTTGTTAGCGAAGCAGAAGTTAGTTTTGTCCTCACTGCGGAAGCGATACTAGCCATGGGTTACCCTCCACCCCTGAGTGGCTGCTTACCCATTTGAGTGGCATATACGCCAGTTCTCAGTTTGGCGGCCTCGGCTCTTTCTCCTTGTATGAACCATCTTGTCGTCCAAGTTTGAATCATTTTCCAAACCGCAGGATTGTTGCGAGTTGGCATCCATAGAGGACGCATAGCAACCGTAGAGGTCCCCTTTTCAAGATCAGCCGAATATTCCAGAGTTGAGAAAACTTGAACAACGGTTTTCCCAAAACCTTTCATCATCTTCCCACCGGGGCCTTTAACCGGAACTCTCGTTGAAGACCAACGAACACTCTCCATCAACTTTCCTGTTTGGATCGCCGGAGGTTGCCCAGGTGCCGAAGCCCGTGTGTTGCGCTTCAGTTCTGAGTTCCAATATTTTTTCCCTCCAGGGTGACGGGACTTTGTTCCTGGTTTGCTATACCCCGCTTGAATTGTTTGGGCATAAGTGGAACCGATCTTTTTACCGGCCACCCCTAAAGCACGAGAACCGCCATTGTAAACCCTTAAAGCGTTGCCAATAATTGCTTTCTGAAGAGCAACTGGATCATCAAAAGGAGGGGCTATATAAGCACTTTTTTTAGGCATTAAGTCCTCGCTCCCAATAGAAACAATCGATAGTGGGCTCGGTTATATTGTATGCCTTGTATCTCCCACGTCCCGTTGAGGAAAGAGTCCATCCCAGAAACCACAATTTGGTCAGCGTCGCTTATGGACGTGCCTGTCGGAACCCAAGCAACTGCTTCTGGTTGCGATGCACGCATACCGCCGACATCCACAGCATCAGCATTTCGGATCATTATCCGACCCGCAACTGTCGTATCTGAATTTGTGTAAGAGACTTGCCCTTCAGTATCAACTGTTGAAGTGCGGCTTCTTATAGTCAAAGAATCTGTAGCGCCTCTCATTAGTAAACGCCCCTGCGTCTGTATCGTCTTACCCAACGCAGGTCATCTTCTGAAAATCCCGAAGCACCCCTATTAGCAAAAGTCATATCTACCCCCTCGGCACGGAGACGCTCCAAACCTTGAGCATCAGCCAAAATTTGTGACATCTCTCTGGCAGTAACACGAAGCATTAGCGCTTCAAGTTCTTGCTGCTCAGAAGAATTCATTCCAGCGGTGTAACTAACAAGCGCACTTGTCCCCTGCGTTGTAGCAAAAATGCCGTCGATGCCCCACGTGTAAATATCAAAATCTGTAAGAGTCTGAGTTGTCTCAGACCCAAGGTCCCCTATCTTCAATGAAGTCACTGAAATCACTGGGTATTCTTTTAAGAAAATTTGGTGTTGGTTTCTTTGAAGGATGTGCGCTTCGTCAGTAATGGATGTTCCAGAAAGTGACCTGTTTAAGATCCCAGACAGTTCACGTTCTAGTGCGCCAATCATTGTGTTGGCGGCTGCTTGCTCACCACTGGTGAATGTTTTATTCATATAAGTAGCGAGATCTTGATAAGTGATGATAGCCATATGGACAGCCTACGCTTTCTTTGGGGTCTAGACGATTAGGCTTCCCCTGCTTCTAGCATCCTCTTTGCACGGAGAATAAGCAAACGCTCACGTGTGCTCTTCCCACCCCATATCCCATAACGTTCATTATTGTTAAGGGCATACTCTAAACAGTCTTGTACAACTGGGCATACCCCGCATAACGCTTTAGCGGCTTTTAATGCTTCGGTATCCCCAGGTGAAGGAAAAAATATTTCTGGATTATCTATACCTCTACACGCAGCATTATCTTGATATTGGGGACGCTCAACACCAAAAAATGTGTCTGTTTCGTCCCAGCCGTTTCGCTCCACACGGGGCGTCGAGTGATTTGAGCCCCAAGCCATACATATATTTTGTCATGTAGTCCCCTATTAGGCAGACTATTCCAAAATAATTAAAGACTTACTTTACGTGACCAACAGTGCTTAGAAGGGTTCCAATGTTGTGGACCGGAAGTGTAAAAGAGCCAACTAGCGACGGCGACGTTTGCTTCTAAATCAAAGATGTCCCAGCCATCCATCCCAGCCAAATGCCGTCTAATGTTCCAATAGCGTTGAAGGTGCTGGAAGGCCCCTTTGGCGTGAGCGCTAGAGACCGCATAATTGTATGTGTCTGTCGGTTTAGCGCTTGACTCACATTCAGCCACAGCAAACGCCCATTCCCAATCTTCTTTAAGGAAATAGGCGTGAACTAACTCTTCGAGTGTGGGTGGTTCTTCGTAATCCCAATTTCTTTTCAAATTTGCTTCGATATCAGGGTTCTCTGACGCCCACTCCCACTGTCTTTGGTTCATCCATACCTTGACAGCCTCAGAAGGCCCTCCAAGGGCCTGTACGTGGCTCTGGTGGGTCTTAGGGCCATATATGCCATCAACATAGCCCATCCCTAGTTCCATCTGTAATTCGATGATGTGGGAGCCCCTCTCCATCTGATAATACTTCATCTGGAGAGGGGCACTCACGGTTTCCCCCTGGTTGCGCTGATCCGTTGGTTCAACGAAGGTCGAGTGGGTATCCAAGGGGTCTTCTCCCTCGGCGGGAGGAGGTTGAGTGTCGCTTGTAAGGTGGCCGAGAGAATCTTCAGCAGCGGGGAGTGCCAGGGTATCGGACCCAATGTGGCTGCTGATAGAAATTTCCTCATCATCGGGTACCACGGGGATATCCGCATATTGTTCGAGTGATGAGTGAGAATGTGGTATCCCTTCCCATGTAGTGGGATAAGGGTCTTCAAGGATTGGAAGTCTTTCAAGTAAAAAAGGTCCCTCAGTGGCGTTTCCTAATGGGGTATCGATGTAGGAATGGTCGCTGAGGAGAGTGGTTGTCGTGGGGACCGAGGCAGTTACCTCGGGTGGATCTTGCCTAACCGACTCGGCGAGAAATGCTCCCCCGAGTAGAGTTCCTGAAAAAAGTACTAATAGTTTTGTGCTGCTTATTTGATGAAGCATTTTTGCCCCCCATATCTATGTCTTGTTTCCTATGTAAAGCCCTAAATCTTTGGCTTCACGTGGGTTTAGGTGTTTCCAGTCATGGTGAGCACGGCATAGTACCTGACAGTTATCAGGGTCTAACCAGTCACCACCGAGTCCCCGTGGCTTTATTTCATCCACATCTAGGGGACCCCAACATTGTACCTGAGGAACAAGGTCAATTGCAACACATTTGTACATATCTCGTTCAAGAACTTCTTCTCGAACGGCTTTACGCAGGGGTAATTCTGCTTTCCTCTTCTCGCTAGCCCAGTTAAGACGCTTCTTACGTTTTAATGGTGTGTTTCGACGGAGAGGCCCGCCTCGCTTCAAACCACAGCCTTATGAGAGACGGCAGTTACTCGCTGATTGCTATCAGGGCCGACAACCTTTGACTCTAAAGCAGGCATACCCGCAGACTCAATTGGAAGAACCCCGTACTTGCGTGCGACCTCAGGGGTCACTCTTTCACCTTTACGTGCCAACAGAGTCCTAGCCCCGTCTTTCTCTTCATAGAGATCACGATCAAGGACAACAGTTAGTTTTGTTTCTGGTGCTATGTCTTGTAATTCCATAATCATTAACCGTATCAGACATTTCTATAAAAACTAAAAAGACCCCCTCCGAAGAGGGGGCCCTTTAGTTGCCCTGCTAGAGAGCGGTGGTGGTTTAGATACCTGTCACCGTGCAGAAAGACTCTGGGCGCTTCACTGCAAGAGCGATGCGCTCTTCGGCAAGAATTGCAACTGCATTCCTTACGAAGAAGTCACTGTGGTTTTCTGATACCCGGATGTTGCCCTCCATGCGGTCATAGAGAGTTGCAC